AAATAGATATCACAAATCAATACTAGTATTTATACTTGAATTAAATCTAGTTATTATATCAGATATACATGAACGAATGATTAACAAGATAAAATAAATATCTCTTGACAAGAATCTTGATTTATGATCCTGCATAAAGGCTATGGGGAAAATAGGATCGGATAGGTATTAGACACCCCCACAAAAAATTATACATTTTTTCTAATCTCTCTTGCGTCTATTTTTGCTTCTAATCCCATCTGCGTATCTTAGCCCCGATAATCTCCGCAATCAGTACCATCCATATCCATAAACACATCCACTTACACCCGATCAGTACAGTCATACATCTAAGTCCTTGATTATATTGAATACCATGTTTAAAGCCTATTACAGGGCTTCTATGGCATATCTGGGAGATAAGAGCTACCCCAGTAGCCCCGAAGGGCTTTAATGGGGTTTAGCGTACAGCTAATAGGATATTTATGGGGTTTAGTCAAAGGAATCATCTGGTACATTAGGCCATAAGTAATCAGGCTCGTACAACCTACTTGATACATTAACAGAGGCTATACTATATATACTGGCACCAGATGAGAATATCTTATGGCCTTGGTACATCTCCCATGCCTCATCCGGTACACCATTCTCTTTAAGGATACGGCATAATCCAATAAGGTCTTTACAGGCTATATTCCGGTACTGTATCCAGTTACATTTCAATAAAGTAAATTCTAGCATATTATGTTTCCTTACTAACAAAAGATATGTTAGTGTAATAAATTATGTTACTGAGCGGGAATAAGTACAGTACAATACCTGAAAATATCTTAATATGATACTGATCGGTAATACAATGTACTAATTAATGGATATTATACTGTCCAATAACCTGAGCTATTGGACAGTGAATTAGCCATTAAGATGTTTTAGATGTTCCTGTATCTTCTAGATATGAATATTTAGGACTAGATAATGGAGTGTATCCATTGTCAGCAGGTGCTGAGTTAACAGGCTGAACAGTATCCAGAGCATCATGATCTCCAGAGTTAGGATAAGGATGCGGTACACCCATAGCCTGTCTGGTATCAAGATGATGGGGCAAGTCACCACCATTATTAAGTGGTGCATGACTTGCTGTAGGTTCCCATCTCATCTTTAGAGAGAGTCTTTTAACATGTTACGTAATGGACTTTCAGAACGCAGTCCATCTTTACGCGGCCCATCCTGATCGTTAGGAAAAGGATGTGGCCCACCAATATTAACAACTTTTGCATTGTTAAGATTATCAGGGCCGGGGCCATTCATGTCCATAGTCTCTCCCGGAGTATAGTCAGTACCCATATTTAGTACTCCTTGGTATTGGTATCAGATGTAAGTTTATCTTTCTTATCATCTGCATCATCATCCTCTGGAGCAACCTTATCTAACCCATTTGGATACGGATGAGGTTTTCCAATAGCCTTCAGATCACTTTCGTAATCAGCCATTACTGTTGTCCAGTTACCGGATATACAGCAGGGCCAGTTGACTCAAGTATGTACCGGATATGAGCAGAACCAGTCTCACCAGTACCCCCAGTAACAACACCATTAGAAACCAAGCAAAGGTTATTCGTAAAGGTGACAGTTTGAGAAGGAGCAGTAAGAGTGAATGTAGCCAGAGATTGGTCAATAGGATACTGAACAACGTCACCAACACTGACAGGCTGGATAGGATTGTACGTAAGAACAATACCATCTGTAGCACCCGTTACAATAACTTGAGGGGTGTACGTTGCAGCACCAGTATTAGCAGAACCATTCAGGTAGTACGTACCTGCTTTAAGAGTTACGTTCTGTGTACATTGCAGAGTGTGAACAGTTGATACAGTCAGAAGCCCATTGGAGTACGTAGCATCAGAATTCGTCAGAGTCCATGTACTTTGAGTATTATCCGGGTCTTTAATATTCACAGGCGCAATAAGAGTCGTTGCAGATGCAAGGCTCATCCATGGAGCAGAGGGGCCTTTGCCGAGGGCAATAGCTTCAATCATCGCATGGAAGTTAAGAGAGTTACCATCTAGTACAGAAGTTTGTGCTCCCATATCTACCATTACACGTTTACCAGCTTGTTTACCAAGACCGGAACCACCTTGGCGTGTATCGCCATGAAGGTTAGCAGCACTCTGCAAATCTTGCAGTTGAGCAAGAGTCACCAAATTTTCAGTAGCGAATTTTGGCAGAGAGAGATTATTTGGAAGTGTCATTATTTAATTCCCAATTTTTATTAATAGTTAGTATCTGTTGTTTAGTTCCTAGTGACATACATTGAAGATCAGGCTTCTGTAGAATCACCGGATCGTATGAACAACTCTGTACGTAATTACTGCACCCACTTTGAGAGAGAAGAATCAACAGAAGACTTCCCCATCTTAGAGTTATGCTTTTTAAGTTTTGCATACGCCTTTACATTCTTTGCATGAGCCTTAGCAGCGTGAGCGATACAAGCTTTAGTTGCATCGTGTCTGCCTTTCATGTACGTTCCAACTGGAATAAACATTATCATAGCAATCATACCACCCTTAATCAGCATACTGGAACCAGTCAGAAGACTTCCAGCATCCAGAAAAAGATTAGGTACAAATTTAATTGCAGATACTATACCAGTTTTTAGTTTAGTTAGAATACCAGTCTTGACTACAGCCTCAGCTACTTTTATAGTATCAGCAGCAGCAGTCTTAGCCATTAAAGCTGCATCAGTAGCAACAGTTCCGGCTTCAGTTTCTAGAGTCATGTAGTGCCATCCTTACTCCACGCAGGATTGTTTCATCTGAATCGTGGAAAGATTTACCTTGTTCAAATTTAGCCATTGCTTTAACCAGAGGAAATAACACATTCTCTTTCTGAAGATTAAGATGTGACCATGTAGTGAAGTCACACTCTTTAGCTACAAAGTTAATGTAGTTACGAGTAGGATTTTCATTAGGTGGTGCGTATCTTGTAATCACTTGAGAGAGTGAGCAACAGTTAGGTAATGTATTATAATGCAACAGTACCATAGACATTGCCCTGTATCCAAGTTCAGGAGAGATAAATGTATCACGTCTACCGTAAGGTTTACTCTCCCCAATGAAATGCAGTCCCGGTTCATTCATTATATTGCCCGGATTATTAAGATGTATTCCTACACATGTTCCACAGAATACAGCCGTAGCAATTATAGCCCGACTTTTAATCGTCATGATTTGGCCTCATAAATTTATCGAAAGCATTTGTTTGTTTATACTTGTTTGTATTATATCCCGGTACAGGTCTAAAGCAACCAAGAGGATTGGACATTAGCTTGCGCCAGTTATCCATCTTGGTTTTAGCCATTATCTTACCAGCATCAACAGCAAGATTCTGTACCCAATGTCTACATGATCCAGCTAGAGCATCTAACCTATCGTCATGTAACAATGAGCCAGCATCTCGTGTGATCCTAGCAAGTTGAAAGAATAAAGAGTACGTGAATTTCTTATCAGCAGAATACTTCATCAAGGATTGATAGTCTTTATCAAGTAATCCCTGATCTATAATTAGCCGATTAGAACCGATAATCGGCTCAAGAATATCTATTATACGAAGTTCCTTTTGACCAGATTCCCATACTTCTTCAATGGAACATCTATGAACCTTTAAAAGTTTAGGAGTCCATACTTGGGCTAATGCACCATTACCAAAGTTCTTCTCTATATCTATTTGCTGAGGTTTCCATTTTAAGGCTACCTCAGTTAGATGATCGAGTTGTTTGTCGCCAAGTCCACCGGGGATTCCACCAACGTCTACCACGAATACTTTTCCGGCTAGGAATTTTGTGACAGCATACGCTAGTTCATCTCCGTTTTTTCCACCACCTGAAGGGTCAATGTACATATGAGTACCAGAGTAATCATTGAATTCAGATTCGTATCCAGAAATCTTATACAGCATATCCTGAAAAGGATATCCTTGTGGAAGTAAGATTCTGGTATCTTCAGAAGGAGTCCAATTAATAATAATCGGTGCTCTATCTTTGGGCACATCCATAAATACTAATGATCTAAGTTTCAAAGGATATCTATCCTCATCCATTAGTCTTGTATCAAGCATGTGCTGTAATTGAAAGTAAGCTTTGCCTTGGTCTATTTCCTTGGCAGAAAGTGTTGCCTCATCCAAGAGTATCGGATCAGTAACCTGTCCTCTATCACCTAACGGCCCACCGCCTTGTTGAAGACTGGGATCAGCCGTAAGTTTGTCATGGAGGTATGGCGCAAGATAGCCCTGATAATTCGGTAATTCGGATACGGTAGGGAATCTACCCGTCCATATACGAATTGTGAATCCTCGTGAAGGCAGAGAGTTGTAAACAGAATCGGTATTTTGAGGGGTTCCAAGATATACAATTTCTCCATCTGAACATATTGACATGAAGTCTAAAGTTAAGTGTCTAAGTCTCTCACGCTGCATAGCAGTTTGAGAGTTCTTAGTTGATTCAATATCATCTGGTATAAGCAAGTCAGCACGATATCCTTGTATGTGTGCAGCTATACCGAGACAACAAATACTAGGAGACTTCTCAGGTCCCTTTAATTCATGATGTATATCAAATGCTGTAACGGCTGTTCTATCCCGTGATGTTTCATCAGGTCGTAAACATTCCAGTTCAGGCATCATCATAATAATCTGAATAAGCCAGTTAGCAATTTGTGATGCCATTGCAGAACCAGCAGATAGGATAAGTACTCTAAGCTTAGGATTATGTATCAACTTCCATACAGCATAGATAGCTGTGATGGTAGTCTTAGCTTGACCACGTT